CCGAATTCCCCGAAGAATCCGGAGGTGCAATTGCCCATTCCTAATGCCGGGAATGCGAGACAGCGAGTAGGTAGTAAACCGAAAGCTGTCACCACTAGCCAAAGTGGAAAAACTATGCCAACCGCCCCTAAAGGCCCTGAACGACTTGATGAGCGTAAACCATCAACGGAGTCTGAAGAAAGCAGTGAACGTGGAAACTGGATGGTGGAGAACGCCGAACTAGCCTGGATGATGCTTCTGGCCAAGGATGGTGTAGTGAGACTCTGCCCCAAATGCACTCTACCAGAGGAGAGCGATCACTGTGAAGGATTGTCAGAGTCAGAGGTGATACGGAGACTTGTAACGACCGTCAGATCTCCGTCCCCAAAGCCGGATAAAGCCCGGGTCACAACCAGTGGACCCGGACCCGCCGCGGGGGAACCTAGTGGGGCATTGCCACTAGGAGGTAGCTCTTTGAGTTCCCTGACTACCCCAGTAGTCGAAACGATCCCTTCCCCCATCGAGAGACCGCCAGAATACCCGACCATATTGCCAAGGGTGTTCGATCGTACAGCCAGAGAGCAGGTTGTCGTAGGTGCACCAGACTCAAGGGAAAGATCAGCCCGCCTTGTCTCACCTGCTTCCACAGCAGGATGGGTGACCTTGGGAGCTTCAGTACTTGGATTCTGCGCGATGACCGTCAAAGCGACGGTCGCGGTGGCGGTTGCACATGCGGCTGCACCACTCGTTGCTAGTGCTGTTGTTTACGAGGGCGTCCGTAGAGCGGCCAACCATTTTACAGGGGGTGAAAAAGTAACCATGCCAGATTTCGAGGGAGAGATTAAGACACTCGCCATTGAATTTGGTGCTGATGAAGAGCTGCTAGCTTACACCGTGTCTTGCTGCACGGGTCAGGAGCGGTCACCGAACTTCATACGACAACTTCAACGACAAGCACGATCTTGGATCATGACGAATCGCAAAGGTTGGAACGAGGTTCTCACATTCCATCAGCAACAGGTTTGCATCACAACCGCGGTTGCGTACACTCAGGCAGAGGAGACCAGATCCAGTTGGTGGGGATCTCGGGTGGTCAACGGTAACATTTGGAGAGCGAATTCCATAGTCAACGGGAATTTGGGTAATCTCCGAAGGTTGCCGGGTGGCTGACAGGGTGGCGTTGCTGTCGAAGGGGTCTGTTGCGGCAAGCACAAGGTCTTGAAGCCCATTGATGATGGATGTGCTATCAAGTTTGTGCCCGTATTCGACGGCAACGAACATAAGCGAGTCTTGGTACGACAAGCTATTCCCGACACAGACGGGATTTACCAACCTACCATTCACTACGACTGTGGACACAACCAGCTGCAGGCAATACGTAACCGAGTTATCGGCGTAGTGAATAAACCAACTCCACAAGGGTTGGCTATGGTTCGCGGAGCTGCCCGCGTAATTGCAGCCACACTCCCTATCTCGGCGCCTGACGACATATACGCATTGGCTAATCGACACGGTGGACTGAAGGGTTCACGCTATCGTGCTGCGGCTGATGAGTTGTGTGTCGGAGGGTTACACCCCGGGGATTCCACGGTTAAGATGTTCGTCAAAGCTGAAAGATTTGATGGGCACACCAAGGTTAATCCCGATCCGCGAGCTATCCAGTTCAGGGGTCCTAAGTATTGTGTTGAGATCGCGCAATACCTCCGACCCGTTGAGGAGCATTTGTATCAGTTTGACCATGCCTCAGCGGGAGTTCCACGTTCCCGAAATGTTGCTAAAGGACTTAACTCTGTTGATAGAGCAGAGCTTTTGGTCGAGAAAGCACGACACTTCAGATGTCCAGTTTTTGTCACTTGTGATGCAAGTCGGTTTGACATGCACGTTAGCGAAGCCTTACTGAAGATAGAACATTCAGTATACCTAGCTGGCATGCCTGTAGAACGCTTTCGCGAGTTGCTGGCCATGCAATTGAAGAACCGCTGCTATAGTAGTATTGGGATCAAGTACGTTGTGAGAGGTCGTCGCATGAGTGGTGACATGAATACAGCCATTGGAAATGTTGTACTCATGTTGGCCATGATGATGGCCTTTTGTAAACTACTTGGACTTAAACGTTGGGACTGTCTAGACGATGGTGACGACATCGTAGTTATTCTAGAGGAAGGAGATGTGTGCCGTTTCCAGAAGGAGATTATTCCGGTATTTGCCGGCTTCGGTATGGAAATGAAGGTGGATGCGGCTGTTAGGTCGATCCACGAGGTTGAGTTTTGTCAAAGCAGAATCGTTGAATTCTCCGCCGGTAGGTACAAATTTGTAAGGGACTACCGTGCCGTCATGAGCAAGGCCACCTCGGGTGTAAGAAACTGGTTGAACCCAGCTTACCGATCACGAACGATCCACGCTATTGGTACGTGTGAACTTGTTTTGGGATTGGGAGTTCCCGTTCTCCAATCTTACGCTTTAGCGCTGTTACGAAATAGCCGCGGTGCCAGTGATTTATTACACCATGCGCCAGATGGATTGAGAGCCCGTACTTTGCGGGATGTAAAACTGTTGGGGTTACGAAACCTCGGCGACCTGAAACCTCAGCCCATACAGCAATGTGCTCGCGAGTCGTTCGCCCAGGCGTTCGGTCTTGATGAGATGGAGCAAATTAGGATGGAAAAAGCATTGGATTCATGGATCTTCACCATGGATGTAACTCAGCACGGCCCAGAATGGGACGTCGCGTCGTGGACCTGTGCACAGTCCCACAATGAGTTATACCGCCTTTAGGCATTATGTCCAATAAAAGCAAACGTAATGGTGCACGCCCCCAACCAGCCAAGAAGGGGGTTTCGACAACTGTTGTCGTTAAAGAAAAGGCTACGAGGAAAGCAGTTCCTCAAACAATCCCCAAATCCCTTGTATCCCAAGTGTGTGGTCTCACGGATCCATTCTGTGAACACGCTAAAGGTGCAAAATACCCAGACAGTAGTAATAGTCGTACGTTGGCTTGGAGCTTTCATACCCGAGCTACGATTACCTCTAGTGCCGCTGGTGTTGGTGGGTTCCTGTTTTACCCCCAGTTTGAATATTTGAGTCTTACCCCTTACACTAGTGTGACGGGTAACCAAGTGTTGTTGCCTCTTTCTACCCTCAACGCGGGTAGGATCGCCAACACCAGTCGATTTCGTATCGTGTCGGCTGGCTTCAAACTTCGCAATATTGTGGCCCCTCTCAACTCCTCTGGAATGGTTTTCGTCCGTTCCATAGGTGTCGAAAAGGGAGCCGGAATCAACCCGTTTGATGGCGTGAGTTACTCGCGCAACCAAACTATGGACATTCCGCTGCAAGATTGCAGGGATGCAGCTGTCATTTGTGAGCACAACTCGCAGATGCCTCAAGTATTCTATGATGCCTTGGTCGTTACCCCGAGTAGCGACTGCATCACCTGGTTGTCTGCAGGATTCAATCCCGTTACGGTTTTCTTTAGTGGCGTACCTATCAACACTCCCACCTTGGACGTCGAATACATCATTCACTACGAATTGACATTTGACGAGTCAAGCGACATGGGTTTGTTAGCAACACCACCCCCACCCGCTAATGCCCTAGTGACCAGCGCCACAAGCTTGTTGACCTCTACTGGGCTCAATATTTTCACCAAGTCAGGGGAAATCTTATCTAAGCATCTAGCCCAACGCGCTACATCCGCGTTGGCACGGTACTTGTTGCCAGGAGGCGTTGTCGCCGGATCGGCATATGCTGCTATCAGAAACTTAGATTAGATAAATTAGGATTGTTTAGTAAAGCGCGCGAAAGTGTAGACATAGGGTTGAGCTCCTATGCACGTGCTTGTTCCCGATCGGATCTCAATACGTTAAGAGCCCGGTGAGTTAACCGCTGAACGCGTCACGGCCACTTCTCCTTACGAGGGGAAACTGGTGCTGCATGCGCGGCGCAAACTCAGCATGATGTAGTTAGATGACAACTTTCGAAGGGGGTTAGCCAGGACATCGCACCACTGAGAGCGATGGAGTAACTAACTTAAACGACGATGACCTAATGAGACAGTGTTGAGGGAGCGAGAACCGCTACGTCAGTAGGCACCGCACCTCCACCCAACGAACCCCGCGGGCGAGTTGGAGTTGACTCACCTCGCAGATGTACTTACGCCAGCAGACTGGTGACGGCACCCCTACCAAGGGACACCCCAGAGTCTGCGTA